GGTGCTACTTGGGTTGACATCGCGAATTACCACTTTACGACCTCGTCTCTTCGTAAGTTGGTCAACTTGTCATCCCTTACGCCGGTGACTACTCAGGTCACGCCAACCGACGGAAGCCTTACGGCTAACACTGTTATCGATGGGCTGATTGGTTCTCAGCTCCGCGTCAAGTACGTTACCGTGGGGACGTATGCTGGGTCGACGACGCTCGTCGTTTCAGTCTCGACTGCTCGTCTCGCCGCGTCTAGCGCCGTCAGCCCATGACCTGGTCCTACACCGTAAGCGACCTGGCAACCTCCGCCAAAGATCAGACCCGCCTGCTGATCGGCGATATCAATCCCAACGATCAGCAGCTCCAGGACGAGGAGCTGAACTTCTTCCTGACGCTCCGTGCTTCCGTTTGGGGCGCCGCGGCGCAGGCGTGCTTCTCGCTAGCTTCGCAGTTTTCGCGTCGGGCCGATACGGTCACCGGAGAGCTTCACACGCTTTATTCTGCCCAGGCTAAAGCGTACGCGGGCCGCAACGGCTACTTCGAGACCATGGCCGCGGCCCGTGGCGGTTCGCTGCCGTCGGTCGGTGGGATCTCGATCGCGGCGAAGGTCGCCGCTGAGATTGACCCCGACCGCGTGGCCCCGAATTTTTCTACGGGAATTACCGATAATACCAACTACCCCGTGTCCCCGGCGGGGAATGAACCTTCGACACCCAGGAACGACGGTGGTCCGTACTGATGCCGTTCGCCACCGTCAAAGTCACCGGCCTGGGCGAGACGTTAGCCCGGCTCAGTAACCTGGGGCCGGCCGTCGATGAAGAAGTTGTCAGTACCGTCGAGTGGGCAACCAACCTCGTCCGTGAGCAGGTCAGCGAGAACATCGCCTCGACGTTCCGCAATCCTGGCAGGATGCAGAGTGCCATCCGCATGACCGTCGAGGTTCTCGGAGCCGGCAAGGCTAGTGGCACGGTTTCTATCGAGGGCGTTCAGTACGTCGTCCACGAGACCGGCGGGCGTGGCCCTTATGACATATTCTCGCACGGTAAGGCCCTCGTATTTCAGGGCATGCCCGCGGGTGGCTCGCGAACGTTCGCGGTGCGCGGTGCGCGGTTTCGTACCGCCGCCGGCCGCTTCTCCAGCGGTACGACAGTATTTGCGTCTCACGTCCACCATCCCGCGCTCCCGCAGCGCAGCTACCTGCGCCGCGCGCTGGAGCAGCGCCGCGCTGAGATTATCGAGCGGTTTCATTCTATAGGTGAACGCGTGCGCACGCGGGCCAGCGCCGGATGACCTCTCCAACCAGAGAGCAGGTCTTCGCGGCCCTGTTCACCCAGCTTAAGACCGCTCCTGGGATTAATACTTACTCGCGCCGTATGTCAGACTATAGCGCGATCCCCCCAGGTTTACTCCCATGCTTGATACTTTGGGAGCAGCCGGAAGAAACGCGTTACGCCGGTCGTCAGGGCCTCCCCGTCAACACCTGGGAAGCGGTGATTCTTATCGTTTTCCAGAACGAGTCGAAACCCCATAACGGTGACCCGACGACGGCGGTCCCCGGCGCCACGATCGTCAACCCCTTGGTTGACGCGGTCCGTGCAGCGCTCGCCCCAGATGACATCTCTACGAACAACTACACGGTAGGCGGCCTCGTAGAATGGTGCCGCGTCGAAGGCAAAACTGTCATAGAAACGGGCGACACTGATGCTGACGGCTATGGGGGTGCGGTTATCCCCCTCAAGATTCTGGTTCCTTCACAAGGAGGTTACTGATGTCCGAAGACCCGACGACGACCGATAAAACCCCTTACCAGAGCGCTGACGAACAGCACCCGGCGGACAAACCTGCCGCCGTTGCTACGCCCGTCGACCGCGCCAAGGTGATCGAGATCATGGAGAAGTGGTGGCAGGATACCATGCCCGGCTCGCCGCTGGGCCGTGTAACGGACGCCTACAACCACGTGTTCGCCGAATTTGAGAACCTGAAAGACCGCATCAGGAAGGCCTGATCCGCAACTCACATGAGGAGGGCCTGACATGCCCCAGTATCCGTTTGGTTCCGGGGCGCTCTGGGCAGAGCGTACCGACGTCACAGGCTCGGGGATCGGCCCAGTTCAGGTCGGGGTCCTCCAGGACTGTGCGATCAACTACGATGCCACGCTGAAAGAACTCCGCGGCCAGCTGCTGTTCCCCGACGACGTTGCTATCGGTGAGCGCAAGATCACCGTAACGGCCAAGCACGGCCGCATCTTCGGTGCGTTGTTCTCCGACGTGGTTTTCGGTACGACGGCGGCTACCGGCGCTATCACGGTTGCCCAAGGGGAGTCGGCTTCCGTTCCCGCGACGTCGACGTATACTTATACTACGTCGAACGCCGCGACGTTCGTACTGGACCTCGGTGTCTTCATGGTCACACCGGGCGGCTCCAGCACGCTGCTAGCGGGTCAGAAGTTCACGCGCGTTACGACGCCGACGACCTCGGGACAGTATTCGGTCAACCAGTCGACCGGGATCTACACGTTCGCCGCGGCCGACGCGAGCGCCGCGGTCAAGGTAAACTACGCCTACAGCCTGACGACTGGGCTGAAGTCTACCATCACCAACGGGCTTCAGGGCGTGACGCCGACGTTCAAGGCAACGTTCTATACGGCGCGCAGCGGCCTTAACAACAACGCCCTGACGTGGACGCTGAACGCCTGCGTATGCAATAAGCTGACGCTGCCGGCCCGCATGGGAGACTACAACATCCCTAACCTGGATTTCGAAGCGTTCGCCGATTCGTCGGGGAACGTTGGAACCATCAGCACCACGGAGTGATCATGCCGGCATCGGTCAAGATAAAGCTCGGTGATACCGAAATCGAGATCCCACGTCCTACGTTCGGTCAGCTCGAGCGCATCGCGGATTGGCTTGCGGAGTTTCCGACGGACACTAAGCTGAAGAACATTCTTCAGCACAATCGCAAGCTGTTGGCCGTCGGCCTCGAACGGTCGAAGCCGATTTATAATGACGATCAGATCGCCGAGATGGAGATGAGCGTCACCGACCTCCGCGATGCCGTGTCGTCCATCCTCGGCATCGCTGGCCTCGTGTTCGAGGCCCCAGCGGTCCCGGAAGCGACGCCCCCGCTAGGGGGCTTAGAGACCAGCTTGACGGCATCTTCGGAGAACTTGCCACCGGCTGCGGATACTCGCCTCAACTGATCCGCGAGCTCACGCTCGACGACGTCGACCGCATCTTCGCGGCTTGGAAACGCAACCCGCCGACGCATCACCTGGTTGCCTGGATAGCGGGTGCCCTCGGGTGGGAACGGCCAAACAACGAGATCGAAGACCCAGGTGACCCCAACGTGAGCTTCCCGCCGCAGTTCATCATTGGCGATAACGTTTCTAACCTGCCGGCGGTGACGTTCGATATAGAGGAGTTGCGTTTGCGCAATGAGGAGGCGATGAAACGTATAGCCGAGAGGAACGCGTCGGGCGATGCCTGACGACCGGATTGACGTAGGCATAGGCGGCGACGCTTCTGGGTACGTCGAAGCGGTAGAGCAGGAAGTCGCGGCTAGCGGCCGGCTGCGCGAGAACCTAACGCGCCTCGCGGCGGCGTATGCATCGGCCAACGGGAGCTTTCAGCAAGCCGTAGCCGGCCTCAACGCTCAAGCTGGTGCATTTGGCAACGCCGCTAGAAGTGCCGAGGCTTACTCTGACGTTGTCTACGATCTTGAACGAAAGCTTGATGTTGGTTTTACCAAGATAGGGGCACAAATACTTATAGCGCAACGGGCTCTAGAATCTTTTAATAAAGAAGCCCAACGTGCTCAATTCATGCCTATCTCGCGGCCTATCGCTTCAGCGCGAGAATCCGCTGGAGTGTTTGGGTCTGATTTATCTATTCAGGCATCATTAGACGCTACGGAAAGAGAAGAACGGGTTCGTAGAAGCATATTAGAAGAACAGAAGCATCAGTATGACGCTCAAACCGCGGCTCAGGCCAGACAGGCTGTTGCTCAGAAGGCCGCAACTGATCTGACGATCGGTAACGTTCGGCGGTATCAGGCTGAAGAGGCAAAGGCGGTCCAGGAACGGTTTAAGTTCACTGAACAGATAGCGAGCGCCCGTGGGGGTGTTATCCCAGGGGTTTCTAGCGCTGCCACGATAGAAGGGATAGCGCGTGGGGGGGCCGGCGCATCGAGTGAACTTGCCGGCGTAGCGACGGGCATCCGTAACATAGGCAACGCTAGCAACGTCGCCACGAAGGAAGCCGGCCACTTCATAGCTATTCTGGATGGCCTAGCGCGCGGTAATCTTCGCCAGGTCATCGCGTCTATCGGTTCTGCCCTCCGAGACACTGGGTTGGGCACGGCCGTCTTGCTGACGGGCGTCGGCGCCCTCGCGGGCGCGCTGGGCACTGCCGCCTTTGAGCGGATGGTCGCGCGCTTTGGTGAGCTGGCCCTCAAAGAGAAAGCCGCCGCCGCCGCCGCCGGGATAGGTATAGAAGATTACACGCGCCTAGCTGGTGTATTCCAGATTGCCTCGGGCACGGGCGCTAATTTTGAGAAGACGCTCGAGATGCTCGCGGAGCACGCCGAGCAGGCCGCGACAAACCCCCTGTCGAAGTCGGCCGGCGCGTTCGCTACGATGCGCATCGGTATGCAGCAGCTCACCGACGGGATGACTAACCCGATCGCGCTGCTCGATACGCTGCGGGTACGCTGGCAGGAGATGGGTGCCTCGATGCTTCGCACGGAGACGTTCCGTGCGATCCTCGGTCGTGGTTTTGAGAACATCGTACCGTATTTGAACCTCACAAGCTCCGAGCTTGAGAAGCTCAACGCTTCGGTCGAGAAGTCCGGAAACTACATGACGGAGGAGTTTGCGGCGAAGCTCGTGATTGCCGGTGAGAAGACCCGTGAGCTTAGTGGCGCAGTAGAAGGTCTGGAGCAGAGTTTCGCCGTTCTAGCTAGCGACAGCGGCATAATCGAGTGGCTCACTAATATCATACAGATGTATGGTGAGTGGATCCGTGCAAACAGCGATTTAAAACTGTCGATGCCGGACGCAGAGTTTTTTGCTAAGTATGGGAATCAGGGCCGTGGTCTTGGAACTGCGGCGGGTGATACTGGCGTTGGGCACGATAGATCGTGGTTTTTGCAGCATCATAACGTTGCCCCTGGATTAGTACCTGGTGGTGCGTTGACCGGCGGTATGGGTGAGCGCCTTGAAGACCCATATGGCAAACTGGCCAGCGTTGATCCAAATCTCATAGCTTCGGTGCGTGCAGCGACGATGGCTCTCCCCCCTGGGCAACGCGCCGAGGTCACCAGCGGTTTACGCTCTGGAGCTAATCTTGGGGGTGGAGAACATGGCGCTGATGCCAGCGGTCTTGGTCACGGAATAGACATCCGCATCTTTGATACCAGCGGTCGCCCGATACCAAACCAGCGTGGCATACAACCAGGTACGCCGGCGTACAGCGCTTATGAACGCATGGGCGATGCTTTCACCGGGATGGGCGGTGGCCGTTGGGGTGGTAATTTTGCTTATACCGATATAATGCATTTTGGCAACGCCCCTGGGTTTGCGCCTGGCTCCCGCGCAAGCGGTGTAACGGGCCGCGGTGGTACGTTATCGCCTGCTGATGCGCCGCTACCTCCCGCGGCCGATCCTTTTGTGAAGTACGACCCCACCGAGGAAAAGAAGAAGTTCGACGAAGCCATCAAGCACATACAAGACCTAGCGAAGATACAAGACAAAGCTGATCAAGTCGCTGTAGACAAGGCAGGTTTTCACAAAGATCAGATTGCAAAGATCGCCGTTGATCGGGCAAAGTTTGATGCCACGCAGGTTCAGGAAGAAGCCAAGGTTCGTCAGAATTACGCCGATAAGTTTATTGCCAACAGCGTAAATCCTGATTCGCCGGAGGCCAAGGCTGTAGTTGAATCGGCATTAGATAGCACTAACGCAAAAGTTAGAGCGTTGACGGCCGAAGGTGCGATGATCCGCGCCAACAACGCCGCCATCGAGGAAGGCGTCAGGCAGCAGATCAACGCGAAAGAGGCCGTGCTGAAGACTACTTATAACGAACGGGATCGTTTGAAAATACAGCGTGAAATAGCCGAACTTAACGCGAAGTTGACCGATAAGGGCGGCGGCGCGGTGATCATGGCTGAAGAACAGAACCGCGCAAACCAGCAAAATGTCACATCGTTAGAGCGTGAGTACGCCGCTCAAGAGAAACTTGGCAACATACGTGAGCGCACGCTGAAGTTGCAGCTTGATGCTGGCGTAGACACAAAGAAAATTACCCCTCAACAGGCTGGCGCCGCTGAAGCGCAGGAGGTCTACAAGCAAGCGAGCGCGCTCCAGAACATCCTAGATGCTAGGATGAAGCTCGCTACGCAGTTAAACGACGACGTCGAAAAGGATAAGATCAAGGACGCAACGCTCGAGAACCAGGTCACCACGCTTGAGAAGATCGCCGAGATCAACAAGAAAATCGCAGACGAAGCGAAAAAGGTCGCTGATGCCTGGAAAGAACCGTTCCAGAGCGCGTTCGATTCGATAGGCAGCGCCCTCGACAAGACCGTAACCGACCTGCTGCTTCATAAGGGCACCAGCCACGACATCTTTAAGAGCTTCTACCAGTCGGCGGTGAGTTCGGCGGTCAACCTCGGTTCGTCGTTGTTATCAAAAGCCGGCGGGGCGCTGCTCGGCAACCAGGAAGGCAAGGGTTTTGACAAGGTCCTAGGCGACAAGGTCCTTGGTTTTGCAGGAAACCTGCTGCCTAGCGGCCTTAGTAGCCTGTTCGGCGGCGGTACGGGCGCCGGGGGCGGTTCGAACACCGGCGCCGGGTCGGGCCTCCTGAGCGCCGCCGGGAACCTCGGTTCCAAGGCTTTAGGCGCTACGGTGACCCAGACGCCGGAAGTTGCGTTGCTAACGACGGCAAACACTCTTCTAGGTTCGATATCCGCAAGCACCGCCATCACGGCCGGCAACACCGCGGCCGAAGTTACAGCGACGGCCGCCGGAGCGGCGACGGGCGCTACTGGAAGTATTCTAGGTGGCGTTATTTCTGCAATCGGTAGCGTCGTGCTGGCGCCATTAACAGGGGGCCTTAGTCTTGCTGCTGGAGCCGGGAGTGCTCTTAGTGGGCTAATCGGCACGGTAGGCGGTGGGGCTGCAAGCGATTTTGCAGCACCATCCGGTATAGCCGGTTTCTTTGGAAACCTTCTTAATCTTTCGCCGCGTGCAGAAGGAGGCATTATACCAGCAGCGGCCAGCGGTTGGATGGTCCCCGCCGCCGCAGGTGGCTGGAAACTTCCACCACGGTTCGGCACCGATACCGTTCCTGCCGCCCTGACCCCTGGAGAAACGGTTCTTCCGGTCGGCGAGCGCCCTTCGATGATCGCCAAGGCCCTGCAGGGGTCGATGGGCGCGGGGGGTGACACGCATAACTACCACTATTCGCCGGTCTTCACCGGCCCTACCAACGCGGTAGAGCACGACCGCTGGTTCCAGAACATGTTTAAGCGTAACGCCGGTAGCATGGGCGACGCGTTCCGCAACAACAGCGTGACGCCACGGAGCTTCGGGCGTTGACGCTGCTCACATTCCCGTCGCTCCCCGGCCTGGGCTGGTCGGTCACCAAAGCGCCGAAGTGGTCGACGCGCGTTCAGAAGGCCATTTCCGGCAGGAAGCTCCGTATCGTGGACCAGGTTGTGCCGATCTGGGAGTTCACGCTAGTCTACAACTACCTGCGTGACAAGTGGGACGTCCGTGGTCCCGCTGGCTTAGGGGCCGGTTACGACGAGTTGCGGACGCTCGCCGGCTTCTTCCTCCAGATGCAGGGGCAGTTTCAGTCGTTCTTGTTCAGCGATCCTACCGACAACCTGATCGCTGGCCAGGTAATACCCCCGGCTACTTCTATCATTCTGACGGCGGTAGTCAACGCCGGGGGCAGCGGCTACGTCACTGGCGACCTCATCGCCCCGGCCGGGGGCAGCGGTACGCCGGCCGTTTACACGGCCGTCGCTTCCGGTGGCGTTCTGACCGCGGTAGCGAACCTATCGCCCCCCGACCCCGGCGCTTACGCTTTCGTTCCAGGTAGCACCGGCATAGCGACGACGACCGGCGGTAGTGGGGTGGGCGCTACGCTTAATTTGACCTGGTTTACGACGACCCAGCTCGTTAGGACGTTCGGCGGCTTCACGGAACCGGTCGTCGCCCCGGCCAGCGTCACGAATTTTTATTACAACGGCGTTCCGGAAGCCGGGGTCACTTTCAGCCAGGATACCGGCGTCGTCACGTTGCCGGCCCCGTTTACCACGACCCCGCCTGTCTTGACGGCAGATTTCAGCTATTTCTTCCGCGTACGGTTTAGCGACGACACGTACGACTACGAGAATTTCATGTATCAGTTATGGACGGCCAAGAAGATTAAGCTGGAGAGCGTGCTGTTGTGAGGGCCGCTTCCGCCGCCTTAGTGACGTTCCTGAACAACCCGCAGAATCTGTCTTGCGTTCAGAGCGACCTTTACACGTTCGCCCTGACTTCCGGCGAGACTTTACGGTACTCCGGCGGCAACAGTTCACTGTACCTGCCGTCGGCCGCGTTCCCGGTGGGCAGCCTCAACTACGGCGTGGCGCCGACCTTTACACTTGGCCCACTATTCGGTCGCTCCAAAATCACTAATAAGATCGGCGTGGAGCCGGCCGAGCTTGACATCGACGTATTAGCCGGCCCCAACGACATGATCGGCACGTTCACGTTCGCCGCCGCGGTGCGCATCGGCGTGTTCGACGGAGCGACCGTCGAGCTGGACCGTTTCTTCGCGCCCTCGCAGGCCTCCGGCTCGGGCGCGCTCGACACCAGCCTCGGTTGCCTGTTGTGGTTTTACGGGCGCGTGGCTGACTGCGACGTAGGCCGTTCGAAGATCTCGATAAAGGTCAAGTCGCTGATGAACTTACTGGCGCTCCAGCAGATGCCGCGGCGGTTGTACGGTTCCGGCTGTACTCATATTTTCGGCGACGCTATGTGCGGTTACGACCGCGTTGCCGGCAAGAACGCGCTAGGCGTGGCAACGGGGGTTGGCCAGGCTACGATCACCGCGGCTACGGGGTCTACCCAGGCCGGGATATTCAGCACGGGCGGCTCGGTGTCCTTGAGCTACCTTCAG